CCCGCGGAGCCCGGAGCGGTCGGCCGTGCCGAGCTGGTCGCCTCAGGCACGACATCAGCGGCATTGGTGTGGCTGGTCTGCCGCACGAATTCCACCGTGTCGCTGCCGGTGCGGCGGGTCGAGATCAGGTCGCGGATCTTGAGTTCCTTGCGGCCGAGCATCTCGACAATGTCGGTGCGCTCGTTGACCACGAACGCGCCGCCGGATGTCGATGAGGAGCCGGTGATCAGCGACTTGACCGCGATCGGTGCCGAGGACAGGTGCGAGCCCTTGGGGATGCTGATCTGTCCGTTGTGAGTGAACGGGTGCAGCATCGCCTTGAACTCGGGCGAGCCGACGACCGCCAGGCCGAGGTTGGACGCCTTGGCCTTGTAGTCGCCGCCGTCGCTGGTCTCGATCGGATTGCCGATCTGCTCGCCCAGCGCCTTGGCCTGGTCGATGACCGCGATGTCGGCCTTGGCGACCTTGATCTGATCCAAGACCTGGGTGGCCTTGCCCATCAGGTCGTTGTATTCGGTGACATCGGTCTCGGGCCATTCGGACTGCCCGCCCTGGCCGTGCTTCTCGGCGATCTCCCGGGCCTTGGCCAGGAATCCGTTGCCGTCCTTCTGGAGCTGTGCCAGCTTCTCTTGCAGTGTCGTCATGTCGATCTTTCTCCTTGGGTTGGTTAGGTGCTCAGCGCGAATTCCGCGGCGAGCCTGTCCAGCGCCGAGGTGTCGACGGACGACTTCTGGCTGGCCTCGCGCGGCTGTCCCGGCTGCGTATCCGCTTCCGGCGCTTGGCGAGACGGACCGTTGCCGCTGGCCTTTTCCTCGTCTGATGTGCTTTCGAGAGCCGACAACACGCCGCCGATCGCGGTGTGCGCCTCACGTAGTGCGCTCTCGTTTTTGGCCGATAGCACGCGGCCAGCTTTGACCTCGTGGGACACCAGGTCGATGATCGACTTGACTGCCACCACGGAGGTGTCTTGGTTCGCGCCGATGGGCACGAATGAGAATTCGTAAACTTTCAGCTCGCGCAGTTCGTTTGCGCGCAATCCGTTTTCGAGTTCAACACCGGCCTGGTCGATCGTGTCGTAGGCGAATGACAACTTATTGAGCCGGCGGCCCTTGACCAGCCGGTAGACGTGGGGACCCTTCGGCGATTCGAGGTCGAACAGGCCCTTGACCCACCAGCCGTGCTCGTCCTCGCCCATATCCTGGGCTCCGGCCACGTAGAAGTCCGGGTCATCCATCCGGTGACCGAACAATCCGGGCAGTACCAGGCCGGAATTCTTCCACGTCGCGATTGTCTTGAGGAATGCGCCAGGGGCAACGATGTCGCCGTAGCTGTCGGGCTGCTTGATGAATGTCGATGGGTAGACGATGAATTCGCCTTCTTTGAGCCCATCGTCGGGTCCGGCCTTGACCTGCCCGATAGAGGTGTTCTTGGTGAGCATTAGTCCTCCTGCTCGGTTTCGTCGGCCGGCGGCTTCTCCGTCGGGGTCATGGTTGGTGCTGAGCCGTCATCGGCTGGGATCGGTTCCTGGTTGCCGTTCTGGGTGACGTTCAGTGGGCGGATCAGCTCATCGCCGTCGGCGACGGGTGGCAGGTTGGCCAGCGAGCGGCCCTCGTTGATGGTTCGCCATGGGCCGCCGACGGATTGGGTGATTGAGGCGTCGCGCTTCTCGACGTTGCCGCTGAGTTTTTCCATGAGGTTGAACTCGACATAGAACTTTTCGGGCTTGCTCTCGAAGTCGGGCAACAGCTGTAGCACGATCTCGTCTTGGATCATCGTCAGCCATGGGCCGAGGGTGTCCTGATACAACATCTGGTGCTGCTCTTCGATATTCGAGAACGTCGCATGATCCAGAATCCCGATCATCGGCGGCGGGATGAAGTACGACCGCGCAACCTCTTCGTCGGTGAGCTTGCGAGATTCGATGTACTGCAAATCTTTCGCCGTCTGCGATGCCGCAACGAACGTCATGCCATCTTCGAGTAGCGGGGTTCCGCCGGCGTTCGCCGCCATCGCGCCCGCGTATTCGGATTGCCACTCGCGTTTGAACCGGGCCTTAGCGTCTTCCGACCACTTCGGGGCATCGGGCACCTTAGGGCGCGAGATGTATCCGGAATGCCGAGCACCGTTGCGCATGATCTGATCGCGCATCTCCGAAGCGGTCCAGTCCTCGCGCAAGATCTGCCGGAGTGATTCCAGCGGGGATACTCCCGCATCGGCGATGCCGCCGTAGCCGCGGAAGTACACCACCTCGTCGGCGGGAATCAGCCTCGCGCTCTTGGTGCCCCGGAACTCGAATTGTTCAGGGGTAAGCCAGTTGTCACCCTTGGGTGTGATCAGCGGCGCCGGTAGATGTACCAGGCGTGGCCCGAGCGCGGTCTTGATCTTCCACCAGTAGGCGCAGTCATAGATCGCGAAGTCGTGCACCAACGTGTTCAAGAACCGGTACCGCGTGGTGAAACTGTTGGGCTGCTGCAGCAGTCGGGCCAGGGCATGATCGGTCAGACGCTTACGGTCGTTGTCGCCGCGGCGCTCGAACGTGTGAATGCCGAGCTGGGCGATGTTGCGGGCCAGGAACGACACCGTGCGCCGCACTGATGGCTGCTTGCGCCACAACTCGAAGTAGTCCATCGCAACCCACGGCGACAGCTCAATTGACCGGATGGGGGTAACGCTCGGGCGGGACATGCCGCGTACCGAGCCCTCAGAGACGACGAACGCCATGGCACCGCCTCTCAGAGCATCTGCACATAGTCGACATTGGCCCGATCGATCCGAACCTCACCGTCAGCAGGCATTGCATGCTCGACACCCGGCTCGTGGACCAGAGCGCCGCGCAGGATCATCCCGGCACGACCATCGAAAGTGCAAACACCCTCAATTGCATTGCCACTGAACAGGTTTACCAATACCTTGCGGCCAGCGGCCACATAGCGACGTCTAAACAATCATCAGCCCTTCTTCTTCGTAGGCACTCGTGCCCGCCACCTCACGCGCGGCCAGCGCACGCGAGAGCGCCATGATCAGTCCCACCACGCCGTCGATCTTGTCGCCAGCATTGGCCTTGTCCGGCTTCACGTTTCCTGCCGGGTCCATCGCGACGGCGAAGTTGTCGATCTCCCAGCGCAACAGCGGATTGCCGCCGTGTCGGATCATGGGCTTGATCGGCAAGCCGTTCTCATCGGTACGGGCGCCGATGCGGATCAGCCGTTGTAGATCCTTGGTTGGTGCGCTCATCGAGGCGAACCCCTGGCCCATGGTGAGCATGGGCGCGCCGTCGCTGGTCAGGTTGTTGATCAGCTGGTTGGCGTTCCAGCGGTCGTAGGCGCATTCCTGCACTAGGAACTCGTCGCGGTCCCGCCCGATCTGCGCCTCGATGAAGTCGTAGTCAGTCACATTGCCCGGCGTCGTGGTGAGCCATCCTTGCTTGACCCATGTCGATGCCGCGTTCGCAGTGCGCTCGTCGAGTGCGGCGATGGAATCCTCTGGCGCCCAATGTCTTGCCAGCACCTCGAACGCGCCGTCCTCGGTGGGAAATACCCATACCAGGGCTGTTAGGTCCGACGTCGAACCCAAGTCCAGCCCGCCGTAGCACTGCCGACCGGCCAACCGGGATAGGTCCACGATCGAGGCGTTGGCGTCCCAGTCTTCGATATCGAGATACCGGGTTTCCTGCTTGGTCCGAATACCCAAGTGCAGCCGCAGGAACCGAGCCAGCTCGGCCGGTGAGTCCTTGGCCTTCTCCGCGGCCTCAATCATGTATTGCTTCGTCGGGGAGATCCCATAGCCCGGATTGGACTTGCGCCACGTCGATTCGGCGAACGGGTCATCGCCCTTGACCAGCTTGCCGTCGGCATACTCGGGCTTCTCTGCGGCGAACACCACCCCGTAAGTGCTCGGCCGCTTGAGCACCCCACGCGCCAACTTCTCGATCAGGGAGCGCTTCTCGTCGTACGGCGTGTGCCGGCGCCCAGCGTCCGCGGTCGTGATGTAGATGATGAGCGGCTGCTCACGAGAGCCGGTGCCGGTCTCCAGCGCCTCGATCAGCACCATGTCCTTGTGCAGGTGCAACTCATCGACGATCGCGCCGTGAATGTCCGCGCCGTGCTGCGCATCACCCGCATTCGCGATCGGCTGAAAGTAGCTCCCCGATACCGCGTGGGTGATCCGGTGCTTGAGCGCTCGCAGGTGCCGCTTGAGTCCGGGCGACTTGTTGACGATCTGGCGCACCGGCTCGAAGACGAACCCGGCCTGTTCCTTGGTCGTCGCCGCGGCGAGCACCTGCGCGCCGAACTCGCCATCGGCCGCCGTCAGGTAGATGCCCCATCCGGCCGCGGTCGTCGTCTTGCCGTTCTTGCGCGGCATCTCGATGTACGCGATCCTGACGATGCGCACCCAATCGCCCGAATCCACAGAGCGATGCACCCAGCCAGCAACCGGTGCAATCGCGTACGCCACCTGCCACACGTCAGGATCGAATCGCTGACCAGCGAATCTACCCTTGGTGTGTCGCAACTGCCGGAATGCAGCAACTACTTTGTCGGCACGCTCCGGGTCGAACCGGACCCCCGGAACCTCCCGCGGCTCCGGCGTCTTGATCAGCGGCGGGCAGTCAGGGACCGGATAGCCGCGTGACTCGAGATACCACGCAACCTCTGGGCTGAGCTTGAGTGCATCGAGATCAGCATCAGCCCAAGGGCTATCAGTCGTCGTCGGCGGCTGCACCCGCGAAGGGGTTCGCCTCGAACTCGCCACGATCGTCGTCTCGCTTGGACACGTTGCGCTCGGCCGCCGGCGTCAAACCGAAGTGGTTCGCGAACTGCAGCAACCGTGCTGACGCCTGCTCCGCGACTGCCACCGCGGGATTCTTCGTCCACCACACCGAGGTGGAGCCGTCCTTGCGGGTCGACTCATTGCGCACCGTGATCCCGTTCGCGTTCACATCCCTGGTCGCCGCGACGAACCGCGACCAGGTTTCGCAGTAGGCCGCCAACGTCGCACGATCCTCCGGCTTGATCAGATCAAGACGCACCAGACCAGGGGCAACGCGCTTCCACTCGGCCTTTGCCTCGCGCGACAGCCATGAGGGAGGATTGGGCGCCAGGCGCTTGAACGCCGGGGGCTGCGCAACCGGCCGACCTGCACTGTCCTGGCCCTCACCACGACCATTCAGCAAGAGCAGTTTCGCTGGCTGCTGCGCGGGCATCACTCACCACCTATTTGCTGTACGCGGGGGCCATTTGCTGGCGCGCCATGGGGTTTATGCATAATTACCCCCCCTTGCATGAATGTTGTGCAGAAAAATGCCGACCTACCGCGGCGAGTCGCATATGTGCTGGTCAGAGCGATATTCACCCCTATACCCCCCCTGACCTGCGATTATGCACCAACCGGGGCTATACGACATGCATAAACCTCTGGATATTTATGCACGTCTCTTTGCATATGAGTTTGCTGTCCGTAGACGGCGTTTGCCACGCAGTGCATCGGCGTTGGTCTTGGCCTTGTGGTGGTCATCGCACAGGGACATGAAGTTGTCCGGGTCGTACTTGGCGCCGCCCTCTGCCAGTGGCGTCACGTGGTCTACGTCGTCGGCGAGGCGGGGACAGCCGGGCTGCTCGCACAGCGGGTGTGTGGCCAGGTAGGCGTTGCGTACAGCCTGCCAGTGGCGATCGTTGCCGCTGTCATGGGTGGAGCCTTCCCATGCGGGACGGCACGAACAGGGCCGGCCCTTGGGCGCGGGCTTATGGCAGCGAGCGCACACACGCGGTGGTGCACTGGGCATTGGGTCGCCTCCCCAGATATGACAAAACCCCAGCTAGGCCGGGGTTTTTCGGGCAGGGTTTACTTGCGACAGTTCCAATCGTCGCAGGTCAGAGCATGTTGCGCAAGTAAGCGGGTGAGGCAGGCGTGGCGTGTGACATTCGCCTGAATGGGTTTCGCGCCTATGTCACACTGTCGCGCTTGGTCTCGTAGGACGACCCGGGCCCGTTGAGGATCTCGCAGTCCGGCCCCATCTTGGGCGCATAGACGGTCGCGCCGCAATGGCACGTCCACATGTGGTGCTTGCCGCCGCATGCGCACGGACGGCAACGCTGCTTCCACCCAGGCTCGTCGGCGCTGTGCCAGTTCGGGCAGTAGGTCGGGCTGACGACGGTCCAGCCCTTGCCGTTGGGCACGAGGTCACCGACGTACGCATTGGGGAACTTATCGCGCGGCGGGCGGGCCATGGGGACGTTGTACGCCGAGGGTCCGACACCGTGGTCTACCGGCTCCGATTTCTAAGCACCGCGCCGACTACACCTGAGCACTAAACTTGGAGATACCTCCTCACGGACGCCACCAGCAAGACGCAGGCTCGGGTATGAACCCTGCTAGTGGCAAACGAGAGGAGGAAGGAATGGAACGCACGCGCGAAACGCCGCCAAGGTGGGCAATCATCAACTGCCTTATCAACCTGGCGGCGCTCCTGCTGGAACTGCATTCCGAGCACTGGTTCTAGTAACCGGTCAGCGGCCCGGCTCCCGCGGCAACGGGGGTCGGGCCTCGCAGTTTCAAGAGCGAGTGCCCTGGTGAAAGTGTAAACCACTTTACACCTCGGCGTATTGCCGTTCAGCTGATCGCCGCAGGTGACGGCCCATTTGACGAGGGACTCTTACGCTACGACCTCGCCTCGTTCCGCCTCGACCGCCGGTTCCGATTGCCCGTACGTGCGGGATGCGTGCCGATATGCCTCGCGTTCGATCTGTTCCGGTTTCGGTGCCGTGTGGTCCGCTTCCGGCTCGTCATGATCCGGTTCCGGGGCAGCCTGTTCCGCCCCGACTCGTCCGGCCTTGAGTTCGGCGGCGCGCAGCTGCCGTACCGTGCGCAGGCTGAACACCCGCGGGTCTCCGCGCAGGATGTAGTGCTCGACGAACACGCCCTTGTGCAGCCAGCCGACCGGGGCGAGCTTGCGCTGTCTGAGCCACCGGTAGAGCTGGCGCTCCGAGACCGGTTCCTCGATGTCCTTGAGCCGCTTGAGCAGGATGCGCTCAGTAAGTCGGTCACCCTCGCGCCATGCGCGTTGACGGTTGCGCTGCACGTCGACCGGTTGCTTGCAGGCCGGGCACGTAATGCTGCGCTCGTCCGTCGCGCCGTACAGGAACTTGCCGCATTCGATGGCCTTGCCGGTGCGTGAGTACGCCTTGATGGTCGGGCACGGACCGGCGAAGTGACGATCGGGCCGGTTGATCATGCGCAGCGCACCGGCGCGCAGGTCCGCCATTTCCTTGAAGCACCGCGCGGCCCCAGGGTCCGCCGCGATGGCGTGCACGTGCTCGGCGAGCCATTCGGCGGCGTCGGCCGCGGTGGGCTGGTATCGCTGCGGTAGTCGTCGCCAGCGTTCATCGGGTAGTGGTCCGATGAAGTCGAGCGGGACGACGCGCACGGGCTCGAATGTGATCCGGCGCGTTTCGCATAGGTCGCGTACCCATGTGGTGACCGCATTGCGCGTCTGGTCACCGATGGTGTTCGGGTTGCCCTCTGAGTCGAACCGGATCGGGCTGGGGTCCTCGCTGGACTGCCCTACCCCTCCGGTGGTCAGTACGTCTTGCCCGGTGAGCGTGATTTCCAGTTCGCCTATCAGCCAGGCGATCTCGGTGAGGTGTTCCTGTAACTGGTCGATGCAGTCGGTGCACAGAAACAGATCACACTTCTGGGAGCACTTGCGGCACTTAGTCACTCGGCATCCCCAGTGATCCAGTCATAGAACTGCTGAGCGGTGGCGAGTACGTCGTTTGCGGCGCCTTCACGATCAAAGATCGCCATCGCGTCGCCGGTCTCGCAATGCAGCAGCGTGGCGGAATAAAGCGCCCGCTCGCGTAGGTCGCGGCGGTGCTTACGGTCTTCGTCAACGATGTCGTTGAACCACTGACCCGGATTCACTTCGGCCATGCCGATGCCTCCAATCGCTCCAATTCCGCTGTCGTGTAGGCATACAGGGCGGTGATGCATGGCCAGCGGACAACCGGCCGGCACGATATGCAGACGGTTCGCCCGTCCTTGCCGGTCGCTGGCTGGTGAACCGTCTTCATCTCCTTCTGGCGTTCCCGAACCATCGGCGGCATGGGCTTCCCGAACTGGGCCGAGCCCATGAGCGCGAGCACCGCGGCGTCTGCAATGTCGTGGTTGAGCACCTTGACGCCGGGGAACCACTCACGAACGTTGGCTAGGACCACACCTTTCTCGGCCTTGCCGCTGCCCGTTGCCCACTTGGCGCGGGTCTGCGGGGGAACTACCGCAACGGGAACCTTTTTGGCGTCCAGCGCGCCGTACAGCCCGTGCCATAGCCCGCTGCGGTCGAACGTCGAGGGCAGGAATTGGCCATAGGCCGGCCCCTCGATGACAGCCAGATCCGGCGGGCCGTCGCGCAGCGCCCATTCGATCACCGCTCGGCACACGGCGCGCACACGCCGGCTGCGGGTTGCGTACGAATCGCCGTCGTGGCCGCCGTAGCCGATCGAGTGCAGTGCGGCGGGCGCACCGTCGCGCAGTACGGCCAGTCCGGTGCTGCGCAGGCTCGGGTCGATACCGAGGACGATGGTCATGAGGGGTCGCCCTCGGTATCGGGGTCCTCGATGTCCACCTTTCCGACCAGAAGCGTGACCGTGAGCCGGTTGACACCACCAGCCTCGCCGGGCGTGACAGTGATACTGCGTTCGTCGATAAAAGCTGGCAGCAGTTTGCCGTCGAAATACAGCGTGCCGAGTCGATCGATCTTCACGGCGGGCAGTTCATTGGTCATTGGGCGTTCCTCGCTGATTCGATTGCGGGTCGGTCGATTTCGGCGTCTACGGTCTCGTGCATAGGCGGGTCGATGCACAGGAACGCGACAGGCTGTGGTGGGTCGCAGTTGCGGTACCGATCGGCATGCCAGGTGGTCGGCCAGCATTGTGGCTGCGATGCGTACGGCCGCTCGCGGCAGTACGCCACGGCGCGGACCTCGCCCACCTCGTAATCGCCAGGTGGCTCGTCGGTCATCTGCATGACGACCGGCGTGCTGGGGTCGAACTTCGCGAGCTGTGCGATGAGCTGCCCGACGTTCACCGCGCATCGACCTTGGCGCCGCGGTTCCAGCACGGGGCGATCTGGTCGCGGCCGTCAGGCGTCTTGCACCAGCTGCCCGGTTCGACGTGGCAGTGCTCGCACGGGTAGTCGATCTTGTCGGCGTAGGCGGCGACCACGGGGCCGCGCGACGCGCTCGGGCGGGGGCGCCGGGGTATGTACGGGCGGGGGTGCTCGCTCATTCCGTGGCCTGCATTTCCTCGGGGGTGACGTAGCGCCATGGTCCATAGGTGACCGTGCGCGTGATGATCAGGGCGCCCTCGCGGTAGTTGGACACTTCCTCGATCGCGCTCGCGAGTTCGTCGGTGTGGAACCGTGCGCAGTCGTGCGGGCTCGGCTCGATGGCGTACTGGGTCTCAGTAGTGGGCATCCCCTGATCGCCGCCGATGCACCAGCCCCAGTCGGCAGGCCACCGGGCATACAGGTTTTCGTGGTGTCCCTTGTGTCCACTGGGCAGGCTGCACTCCCCGTCGGGGTGGCTACTGCCGCAGTAGTCGGCGTCGAATGCGATGTCGAGGTCACTCACTGGATAGCTCCAAACGTGCTCGCGAATTGGGTGATCTCGCGGCGGTGGTCGACGAGCCCAGGTCGCGCGTCGAGCCGGTCCTCGCGCGCTTCGCGCTGCTCACTGGACTCGCGTTCGGTGCGCTCGCGCCGGATGGCCCGGGCGGCGTCGGTGATGTCCTTGGGCAGTGGCCGATAGCCCGATCCGTGCTCGCTGTAGACCTTCGTGACGGCCTTGGTCAGGTCGTCGAGATCGAGCCCGTACAGCTCGAATTGCTCAGCCCATGCAAGGCAGGTTTCCTTGGTCGGAGCGGTCAGATACGGGTCGTAGGCGGCGCATTTGGTGAGCACCAGCGCGGCGATCTGGGGGTAGTTCCGGGTGGTCATCATGCCTCCAATGCGGGTTGTTCGGGCTGGTTGGCGAATTCGCGTGCGAGGTCGAGACCGATGCCGACCTTGCGCGCGGCGGGCGGCGCCTGGGCGTGCTCAGACGTGTTGCGGTTGGGCTGATTTCGGCCGTTGATCAGCTCGGATACCAAGCTGGGCAGGGTCTTCGGGTGCAGGCCCTTGGTGGTCCAGAGCGCGAGCGCCGCGCCGACCAGCTCCTCGGACTGGCCGTCCTTGAGCAGCGCGGATGCCTGTAGGCGCAGTTCGGTTCGGACGGCTGCAGGGTGCTTGGCGGGGATGTGCTCGCTGACAAGCCGATTGGCTGCTGGCGTGACGGGTGCGCTGCGCGGCTCGCGCTCGGTCGAGTCGGGACTAACGCTCTTAGGTTCCCCAGAGTTCTTTGGGTATTGGGTATTGGGTATATACCCGGGACTCTCGCGGGAGTCCCCTCGGGTGTCCCCGATGTTGTCCCCCCGTTTGTCCCCGGGGGACACGCGGTGAACCGAGCCGCGTTGGTTGGCCTTCTTGTCACGCCACTTCGCGCGGTCAGCTTCGACCTTCTCGTAGCTGTCCTGGCGCCACTCGTGGAATGTGTAGCCCTTCTGCCCTTGGTATTCCGGACGATCGCCCTCGTACTCGCCTCGGCGCCACAGTTGGGCACCGATGAGCGCTTTGGCCTTGGCTGCACCCTGGGGCTGTTGCTTGACCCACCACTCGGGCACGAATCCGTCCGTGCCATAGGCCATCGACCAGCAGCCAGCGCGGTTCCACATGCCCCACGCTGCATCCCCGGCCATGATCGCCTTGGGGTGCGAGTGCGAGTCGTCGCTGACCTTGAAATGCGGCATTACGCCGTTACCTCCGATTCGGTTGTGGAGTTAGCAATTTCCAGCAGCACGTCGGCATGACATGGCTGATCGAGCGGGCACCAGCACGCCAGATCGCGGCCAGCTAGGAGGTAGCGAATTACACCGACTTGCGATGCCACACCGTGCGGCCACCAGTGACATGCTCAACGGCCAGATCGAGGCCGCCGGCGCCGGAGAAGAGTGATCCGATTCGTGGTGTCATGCGGCGGCCTTGGCTTTCTCGCATTCCTCGCGCGCCAGGTCGCGCAGGAGCTCCGAATAGGGAAAGCCGTTGCGTACCAGCTGTTCCCTCATTGACTCGTATTTGATGCCCATCCGCCGGGCGGCCTCGTGGTCCGGTACACCAATGAATTGATATTCAGACCACCTGCGCACGAACAGAGTCCCGGTCTCCGGTGGCAGCTCGGGGTCCAGCCACATCACGTAGTCGCGGGTGGATGGGGCGCAGGTTTGTTGGCTGCGAAGGATCTGGCGCAGAGTCGTGACGAGCTTTCCCGGGTGACCGTTGGCGGCCGCGATGGCGTTGATGGTCCAGCCGATCGCCTGTAGCTTCTCCAGGTGCTCGCGCACGGGGGTGGCGTCGATGTAGCGACGGGAGATGGACGGGGCGGTCATCGCGCGGACTCCCGCTGTTCTGCGTAGATGTCGCGCAGCTTCACGAATGCTTTGGCGGTGGCCTCGGCGTCGCCGAGTGCCGAATGTGGGCAACGGTTCTCGATCTTGAGGGCGGCGAGCACGTCGGCCAGTCCCGGCAGCTCGGACGGGTCGCGCCCGAGAGCCGGGGCCGCGTAGGCGGCGAGGTCTGCCAGGCGGTGATGCCAAGGTGGTGGGCCACCGACCTCGCGGAGGACAATCGACGAATCGAATGTCGGGTTCGATCCGGCGAAAGTGTTGTCGCGCAGCATTGCCCCGAGTGCTTGCCACATATCGTCGGTCTCGTCGGGATTGAGCATTACGTCATACACACCGCGTTCGAAATAGCGGTTGATGGCGAAGGCCTGGGGCTCGATCGAGACCTTGGACAGGTCGATGTACGGCACGAATTCGAGTGTTTCTCCGGTGTCGACGTTGATGGCCGCAACCTCGATCGGCGCGCACTGCGGGCCGAGGCCGGTTGTTTCCAGGTCTACGACGATGAGGTTGCGGGACATCAGGTCTCCTCTACTTGGTTAGTGGGGCTACTTGCCGAGGTTGGCGGCGTAGACGGGTACGCCGAGGGCTTCGGACAGCTCGCCGGTCTTCTGCGTCCAGGCATCGCGCACCAAGTGCTCATACGGCTTGGGGAACAACCCCAGGAACAGCTGCCCCTGGCTCACGCGCAGGCGCAGCCAGCACGTCACCTCGATCAGCGGGTAGTCCTCGAACGGCCGCGCAGCGAGCGTGATCTCTCGCGGTACTTCAAGTGGCCTGGTGGCGGTGCCCGCCGATGCGGTGACTTCCTCGCTGTAGGTGAGGTGCTGACTTCCGGTGTCGCGCTTGATCTGAGACTTGAATGACCCATTGCTGGATGACTGGATGCTGTCGACGATTTCAACGACCTCGGCGGCCGGATGGCTGGTGATCAGGTGTCCGGCCTGCTCGATTAGATCGCCAAACTTCTCCTGGCCGTGGTACTCGCCGTCAGCGGCCTTAAATAGGGTGGCCCAGTCCGGGTCCGCGACGAACTGAAGAGTGAGCAGATCGTTTCGGCGGGTGTAGTCCGCCGTCGCGTCCGTCCCGAGCTCGTTGTAGATCACGCTGACCTGTCCCTTGTCGCGGTTCCCCCAGACGGTCGAGAGGCCCTGGAGCAGTGGCCGGCGGGTGACCTCGGCAAGGAATGAGGCCGTGTCGGTGACGGTTCGGCGCTCAGGTGCGCGCGGTGGGAACGCGGCGGGCACCTTGCCCCGTACGTCGACAACCTCGGTCTGGAGCCCGTTCTCGCCGTTGGCGGTGACGAGGTACAGCGGGGTGTCGGCGTCGGGCTCGTCGATCAGATCGGCGTCGTGCTTTGGTAGCGCAATGGTGTTGTCGGACATGGGTGTTACTCCTTCGGGTGGGTTGGGTTACCTGAGGCCGTAGTGCATGCTGGCGTTGTCGCGGGATAGGCCGCCCTCGCCGTCGGCGAAGAAGATCGTTCCGGCCGGGTCCTTGGCGGGGTTGCTGGTGACATCGGGCACGAGGCTGACGGCGCCGGACTCCAGCGGCTCGACCTTGATCTTGATCGTGACGGTGCCGGTCTTCTTGCCTGTGGCCATCGCGGCCTCGACGCATTCATGCAGCGCCTTGGTTGCTTCGACCTGCGTGCGGCCCTTGTTGAGTTGGGTGAAGACGACGATGAACTCGGTGATGTCGCCGGGGGCGAGCTCGGTGCCCTCTTCGGCCTTCTCGGTTTCGTTGTCGGACATGGGTTTCCTTTCTGGTGGGTGGGGTTACTGCTGCTGGAGGGATTTCAAGTCATCGATCACCGCCTCGGCATCACGCTCGGAGAGGTCATCGAATGCGGTGATGTCCCTGTTGATGACGGACGCGAGATAGGTGAGCGTCTTGGCGGTCTCGGCTGGCGTGCGCAGCGAGTACTTGGCGTTGGCCAGCAGGCCCCGGATGGTGCCGAGATCCTTCTTGCTGGCCAGGAACTCGCCTTGAGAGTTGACCTCGCTGGGGTCGGCGTCGGGCGGGGTGTCGGCACCGCCGTCCGGGGCGGGAGCCGGTGCCGGTTCGGGCTCGGCCGCCTCGTTGGTCTCGTTGGTGGTGGAGGCCTGCGCCTTGGCGCTCTCGGGGGCGGTCGGCGCTGTTGCGGGCTTGGAGGCGGCGGTTATCTCTTCGGTCAGTGAGGATGTGACCGGGAACGCTTCGGCCTTGTCCATGCCGTCGCGGGTGATCGACGTATACGTGATACCCATCTGCGCGACATCGCCCGCGTCCCATGCGCCGCGCTTCTTGCCGATCTTGTTCTCCAGCTGCGCCTCGGTGATGCCGATTTCGCGGAACTTGCCGAGCATGATCTCGACGCGCTTAGGCAGCGGGACACCTTCGCCGTTTTCGATGGTGTTCTTGCAGATGTTCTGCGCTTCCTCGGTGAACCACTTGGGCAAGATGGCTGAAATGCACTCTCGGACAGCACGAGCGCCCGCATTGTTGTTGTTGTTTGTGATGTCGCCGAGGTCGGTCAATTCCTGACGGCGCCCTTGCTTCATGCGGGCGTGCGGGACGATGAATGTGCGGGTGGCGCGGGTATTGGTCTGCACATCCCAGGCCCAAGCAAGGACCTCGGATTCAGCGCGGTTGTCGTCGCGGTGCAGCTCGTTGACGCCGTACTGCACGTTGCCCCACACGCGGGCCAGCTCGCGCATCAGGTGAACAGACGGCCCGGTTCCACGATTCTTGACCTGGTAGAAGGCCTGCTCTGCCATGGTCATGCGGCCGCAGGCATCGCGCATCTCGGCCTCAGCGCGCCGCATGTCGCGGGGGATCTGCTGGGCCACGATGACGGCGGATTGGACCTCGGCGACGGCGCGCGACTGTTCGACCGAGGTGGCCTGGCTGACCGTTGTGCGCGGTGCTGGCGCGACGGGCTGGTATTGGGTAACGGTCACTGTTCTAGATCTCCTTCTTGCTGGTAGACGGCGTAACTTGGTAGCGATACGGAATGCACGCCCTGGCCGTAATCGGGCCAGTGATCGTGGGCAGTGCAGGCGGCGTACAGGTCGATGGCCTTGCGGTTGCGGCGCCGGCCGAGCTCGATGTCGTCGGGCTTGAGCTCGATCACCGAGACCGGGAACGGCGGCGTCTTGGACTGGACGATGAACACGAATGCGGCATCGTCGGCGATGTCGCAGGCTGCGAGTCCGTCCAGATACCAGGGGACTTGCTGGTGGTATCCGTAGTCCGCAGCGGCGCGGGCGAAGTGGCCCGGGTGGGCGCTGGTGGCTGTCTTGTAGTCCACGACGATCAGGCGGCCACGGCCAGGGTTGGGCAGCCAGTCGGGACGGAATCGCAGCCGTACGCCGGTTTCGGGGTCATGCCAGTACCCGGAGAGTTCCGGGGTCCCATCGGCCAGCAGCGCGGCGGCCAGCGGGTGCTCGCGGACCCTGGCGGCCATCGCCCGCGCCTTGGCTACCTCGGCGATGTGCATCGGGATCTGGCCGCGATAGCGTGCCGCCTCGGCGGCCTCCTGCCACATCGCCGTGGATGTGGGCGACTTGGAGGGGGAGCCATCCTTGTTTAGTCCGTGAATGGCCGGGTCCAGCTCGCAAATGTCGGCACCCTCGCCCAGCACGAACTTGTGGGCGACGTGCCCGAAGTCGTATTGCGGCTTGGGTTCTGGCGGTTGCCGCTGCTGGTAATGGAAGATCTCGGGCGAGGACGGCGCCAGCAATGCACGAGCACCTGACGACGACAAGCTGGTGCGGTCGGCGTGGTAGACCTCATCAGGAATACCGGCGTATACGCCGTCAGCGGTGGGGATTTCGGTGGTAGTTGTCATGCGGCAATCGCCTCTCGTAGCTCTTGAATCCGCTTGATGGTGTGCCGCAACCCGGCACCGTTGAGCGGGGTTATCAACGCAATGGAGAACGGGTATCCCGAAGCGGGGCAAGGCCTGGTCACGGTGTCGAAATGCCCCGTGATATTGCCTCCGTTGGAGCGCCTTACTCGGGCCCAACACACGGGGCAGTAGTACCGATTCACTCGCCAGGCTCCAGATCCTCGACAACCGGATGGATGACCCGCGATGGGTCGAGGGTGAGCGCGAGTTCCGCTGTAATAGGGGAGAATTCGGCGTCGTCAACCGTGATCGCCACTTTCACCGCGATCTGGTCACGGGCGAGTTTCGCCGGTCGGTTCGCGCGCTGGCCAACGATGCGCAGGCCATCAACCGGCCTGAGTCCGTCCTCGCCAGCGAGTCCGTACCTGTATCTGGACGCTTCGATAATCAGGAACCCGGTCGCGGTATGTGTTGTGCCCTCGGTCATTACGCATCCGCCTTAAGCACGGCGCTGGCTTTGTCCCGGTTGTCGCGATCGGTGAAGAACTCGACGAGCAAGATCTCGGCGGTAGCGTCGGCGGTCCAGGCGCATCGCGGGTCTGTACCGGACTCCTTGACGGACTCGCGCCACGCCTTCTGATTGGCGACCAGGACGGCGATACCGCGATTGCCCAATCTCTCGAACAGGTCAGCGATTTGCAGGTCCAAGACGTTGTTGGCGACGTTGGGGGAGCACTTCTGCTCGGCCTTGTCGAACGCGGCCATGAGCTCGTCGAACGTGGGGTTGGGGTCAAAGGTGATGGTCATGCCGCACGCCCCTGGCTCTGCTGCGGCGCGGAAGTGTAGGTGTCGGCGTACGATTTGAGCAGTGGCGCATGGCGTTTGCACCACACCTTCACCGATCCCACGATGATCTGGGCCGACTGATCGAGGCTGTACCCGCGCGCCGACAGTGCCCGATATGAGTACCGGATGCCGTCGAAATTGGGCTGCGCGTCCAGCTCGTTGCACACACGCCAGCCGCTCGTCGTCACGAAGTCATCGGTTACCGGGTCGGCGTGCGAGTCCGGTGATGCCAGCAGCAACGCGGCGAGCACCGCGATAGCAGCCAGCACGACGGTGATCGCGTCGTAGCTGCTCAGCCGGGGTCGGCGGCGCCCGTGCGACCGCCTGCGGATATGTTGGGGCATGCCAAGTCCTCTCAGTAGGATTGGTTGGTAGGGGACGCTGGCGGTTTCTGTTTGGCGACGGGACCGCCAGCGTCTTTACTTATTCAGTTGTGGGACTTGCGATTACTTGGGCATTCGGCCCAAGCGTGCGGTGATGAGTTCCATCCCTCGCGGCAGAATGCGCAAGGTGTAGTGGGCACAGCTGCCCCATGAGTGCGCGACAACGTGCTCGTGCGCTTGGAAGTAGTGCGCGAACTGCGCGTAGTGGTCGTACTGCACCGCGCCGCACGGAGCGTGTTTGGCGAAGATCAGCCGCTCATCCAAGAGCCACTGGCGAAACTCGCGCTCGCGCATGCCGAGCAGCTTGCCCGCCTCCCGGATCAGCCGGGACCCGCCCTGTGCAGTGAGGTAGGTGTCCGCAAGGTCGGCCTTGGGCGAAAGCTCGGCGATCCGAGCGTCCTTCGCCTCGATCATCCGCTGAGCTTCGAGCACTGCGGCGGCGAGTAGGTCGGTGCCTGTGAGCGCGGGCGCGGCCGTGGCGGTCTCGGCCTCACGGGTCTTGATGACGAAGTATGTCTGCGCGGCTGCGATTTCAGGCTTGCGTGGATCGCCATTGAGTGCGACGAGATAGCAGGCGTACCGGGAGAGGTGGTAGTCCTCGACCGCTCGCTGCGCTCCATTGCCGGTGGAGACCAATTTCCCGGCGCCGGGAAATTGCGTCGCAGGGTCGTACCCGGCGTTGCGTGCAGCGCTCTTGGCGCGGTTGATGGCGTCGGCGAACCGCTCCCACTTCTCGTATCCGAGCAACGGCATGAGATCGCGTGCCGACCAGTACTCGCGGCCTCCGTCGGTCAGGTGTCGGATGGCGTCAAACGGGGATGCCGTCATCAATGCGCTCACGAGGCAACCGCCTTGGAGGGGCAGTACTGTCCGGGAATGACGTGGCTTGATTGGCTGGGCGTGATCCCAACAGCGGCAATCGTGTCCGCCCTCATTACGTTGCTCCTACGGTGGTTTGACAGGCCCCGTGCCGTCTTGCGTCTGGAGGCGCGTTTGACGCCGAATCGGGGAGAATCCAGTGGCGTGGGGGACGGACCCACGCAGGTGGCGCGGGTGGCGCTGATCAACGCCGGAGACGGCGACGCCTTCGACGTGAAGGTATTCGGCTCGAAATGCGATCCAGCGATCGAGCTTGAGCCCAGCAATTGGGGGTATGCGATCTCCGTCGTGAAGGCCGGAGAATCAGTCATCGTGGGAGTTGGCGCCAACGTCGATCCGGCTAAGACTCGGGGCGCGGCGTTGATCGTCACCTGGTCGCCTCACCCTGGCCGGTGGCGTCGGAAACGATTGCGAGTGGAAGTCGCCGAACTCGGCCTCGCCGAGCTGCTACCTCCAGGGCTGTTGCCTGTATGTGAGATACCAGCGCGCATACGGCGGACCCAAGCGCTAGAAGCGCGATCACCGCGAGCACAGCTATACCTGCAAACCCCTGGAGTCGTTCATCCGTTGTCGACACTTGAACCGCCAGCGCCAACCCCGACACAAAGATGATCACCAGCGCCGGACCCGTCACGAGGCCACCGCCTTGGAGGCCGGGGCGGGGGTGGGGGTGCTCGTTAGCAGTTCCTCCACCTTGGCGCGATTGAACCGCCTGTGATTAGTGGGGGTTCGACAGGACTGAATCCGCCCCGCCTTCTCCCAGCGCCTCAATGTGTCCGTCGAGATGCCAAGGAGTTCGGCAGCCTCCCCGACCGAGAGGTAAGCATGCTTATGCATGCAGTGAACTTAAGCAGGCTTATGCAACGAATGTCAAGCATGTAATTTAAGCCTGCTGAATTTGACCTGGTATTGCATAGGTTTGCATGGGTATGCCACACTTCCGTTATGAGCGTAGATATGTCGGGCGCGTACAGCGCGATCATCCCGGTTTTCGAATTTGCCGATCGGCTAAGAAAGGCGCGTTCACTTACAGGATTGGGACAGCGCGAGTTTGCTGACGTCATCGGAGTGAAGGCACCGTCCATCGCCTCCTGGGAAGCGGGGAACGCGAAGCCGCGCGATATCGTCGCGCTCGCCAAGCGGGTGGAGATGCTAACTAGAGTTCCGGCGTCTTGGCTACTGGGTGTAGATGGCACGAACCCCAGCCCGGATGGCGGAAGCTGTGAATGGTGCGCCCGTAGGGATTCGAACCCCAAACCTTCTGGTCAGAGGTTAGCCCTTGTCCGAGGTGCGGTTTTCCGGGGACTCCCCCTTTCTGACCGTCCGGTCAAGGCAGCGTAGCCGGGCAATGATTGCCGATCAGCTTCGATGGCCTCACGGGTACATCACGGGTGACAGAAAACAATCAACGCGCTTGAGTTCCGGTCCTACGGTCCGGGTTTCATGACACTCGCGCGCAAGAAGTCCGGCCCCGCACCGCTTCCCATTCCCGCCGAATGGCAAGACCTGATCGCGGGCTACCGTCAGCACCTACTGGCGGCCGGACGGCCCGGCACCACCATCGCTACCCGCTTGTCCCATATCGGGCGCATCGTGCGGTCACTCGATATTCCGCCGGATCGAGCCACCGGCAGTGAACTCAAAGCATGGTTCGCCACTCAGCGACACTGGAAGACCGAGACCCGGCGCGGCTACCGCAACTCGGCGCGCAGCTTCTTTGGCTGGGCGCACGAGGACGGGCGGATCCAGACCAACCCCGCCACCGAGCTGCCCTACGTTGCCGCTGCGGTCCCGGTTCCCAGCCCTGCACCCGATCGCGTCTTGAAAGAATCACTGCTCGCCGCCGACGCGCGCACCACCGCCATGCTGGACCTGGCTAACGGAGTGGGTATGCGCCGCGCCGAGGTCGCCCAGGTGCACACCAAGGACTTGATCGAATCATTCGACGGCTATCAACTGCTCGTGCACGGAAAGGGCAACAAATGCCGCATCGTCCCGGTGACCGACGAGATAGCGGCGATGATCCAACGCGGCGCGGCGGGACACACCCCCGGCGCCAGCACCGAGGGCTACCTGTTCCCCGGCAACGACAACGGCCACCTGTCGCCTCGCTGGGTGGGAGAACTCTGCGCCAAAGCCATGCCCGATGTCTGGACCATGCACAAACTACGCCACCGGTTCGCCACCCGCGCCTACCGCGCCACCCGCAACATCCGGGCCGTACAAAAGCTACTGGGACACGCCTCGGTGGCAACCACTCAGATCTACACAGCGGTCGATGACCACGAGATGAGGGCAGCGGTCGAGGGCGCACGCGGTACCGGAGTCCAGCCGTCCTGGCCGTCGGCAGCCTGACCCCAAACCACCTACAACCGAAGGGTATTCAACATGACCAGCGCCGAGGTCCGCGTACCGACCGGACAACACACGATCGACGCCGCTGCACGCGAGCACGGCTGGATCTCCAACGGTGGAGCCGGGACAGCATACACGCACCGTGAGTGCGTGTATCGGCTTCCTGGCACACCCGCCTACGCCAGCGTCGCCTACAGCCAGACGGGCGTAGTGCTGTGGGCTGGCGGCCGGGACACTTCACGCGCGCCGCGTCATTTCGACGGAATCGGCAAGGTAGATCGGCTGGTGGCATTCCTGGCCGGAAACTAGCCGATCGAAGTACGATCCGCGCATGATGCGAATCGGAAAGTGGGCATTGCCGCTCATGGTTCCATTGGCTGCTATCGCGCTCGCCACGCCCGCCAATGCGGCGCCCGGCGACCCTTCCGATATGGGACTACCGGAGATCTTCCACTGCCAGCGCGACGCTATTCTCGGGCTGAATCCCAGCATCCGTCAGCTATGTGACAGCCCGGTGGAAGTAAGTGGCAGCGGCAACATTGCTTGGGTGAGATACCGCACTTTCACCCATATCGGTGGCAATAGGACTAAGTGCCAGGGGCGGATCGACGACTACGGCCGCTACCACGCCGATGGCTGCGAGCTATCCACGTCTTACTCTGACCCGACCACGGTTACCCAGCGGGAACGCTACATCGTCTGGGCCGACGCCATCCCTGACGGCGAGCCGGGGCACATCGAATGAGGGCGCTCATGCTGGCCGTGGTGATCGCCCTCGGGTGCGCACCAATTGCGCACGCCAGCCCTCGGCCAACTGGAATTGTGTGCGACATGCTGCGCAAATACCCTGGCATGGGCCCGACCGACGTGGCGCTGACGTTCTCAGAGGATCAGCCGATCTATCCCAACTACACCGCCGCGAAAGCTGCCGTCGATCGGGAAGTCATGTCTGAATGCCCCGAGCTGGCAACCCGTGGCCGCTAGAACCGGCCTATCGTATAGTCCACTCAGCTACCACCGAGGGGGTACGACATGGGCGCAATGAGCGTCGAGCCCGAGCGTCTACGGATGTCAGCCGATCGCATGGACGTGCACCGAGCTGAGCACATCGAGACCCACGCGGCTACCAACGCAGCGATCGAGGCTGCGTCTACCGGGTGGGTTGGCTCGTCGGCTGCGGCGCTGCGGGCAAAGATGACCGATTGGGCGGCGCAATCCCGGCATATCGAGAACGAGCTGACCCACTATCGAGACGCGTTCGACACGTGTGGGCATGCATTCACGACCACCGACGAGCAATCGAAGATCAACATCTTTCAGACTCGCCTCTATCCCGACGCATCGGTGATGTAGATGTCACTCACCCCCGCGGATCTCAAGAAGGTCGATGTCCAGATGATCCGCGATGTCGCCGCGGCGCTGGAGAAGCAAGCGACCTCGCTCAGCGATATCAAGAACTCGTTCCCCAACCTGCCCCATGTCGGCAACTGGACCGGGGTCGCTGCCACCACCGCCGACACCGAGCTCGGAGTCTTCGGCAAGCTCATCGGCACCCACTCCGAAGGGCGCCAGGCCGCGGCCGCCAAGATGCGCGAGGCGGCCGACGAGTTCGAGGCGGCCAAAGCCAAGCTGAGCAAGATCGAGAACGAGGCACAAGGCAAGTTCTCGATCGACTACGCCACCGGAGCGGTAAAACCGCTGTCGGGCAAGCCGGAAGCGGCTCAGCAGGCGGCAGAGCTGACCGACGCGATCAAGCGAGCCGTGGCCGACGGTGACGCCGCCGATGCCACCCTGACGCACGCCGTCAATCTCGCAGACGGTGACGAGAAACCATCGTCACTCCCGATGTCGATGACCGGGATACTCGGCGAGCTGGACCGCATTAAGTCGCCCCGCGAAAACCAGGAATTCGCATTCCGCGAGGTGTTCAAAAGAGCGCCAACGACTCCCGCCGACTGGCACACAGCGGCAATGCTGGACGCGCACAACTATGACCCTAAGTACAAGGGGGTCGAGTCCGACATCAAGGTTGCCAAGATTGAGCCGCAACCGGGCAAAGGGCAGGTGCAAATCAACGCGTTCATTCCCGGTGAGAAGGTCTGGAACTTCGGCAAGGACCGGGGCGATAACCGTGGTTTCGACCGGAATGCGTCACCCGAGCACTCTCGCGTGAGCATGCTCGTAGACTACGACAACGGCGTGGTGATCCACCGCCAGAATCCGTCGGTCAATGCTGATACTGGCGCAGTGGCAGTAGGCACCAACCCCGATGTCTCGGTGAAGCAAAAGGGTAATGCCCTCAACATCCAATACGAGTCCGCGGATGGATTCCTACCGGGCGGCCTGATATCAGGCCAGGGGTCATTTCACACCGTGAAAGGCGATATAGCTCTAGTGCCAACCGATTCGGGCATTCAGGTCGGCGGAACGGTCACCAGCTTTCCTGCGCTGGAGATCTACCACGGCGACCAGGCTGCGGTTCAGTACATGCCAAGCCTGGGACACAACGAATTCGGGCCGCTGTTTCAACTGCCCATGTCACACTCGGAAGGCGACGCGTCACTGGTCAACCAATTCCACGTACCGACTGCGGCCGCGCGAGGGGATATACCGATCGCAACCCCCGGAACGCAGCTCGGACCCACTGACCGCATTCCCACAGTCCCAGTAGGGTAATTCGATGAATGACACCAGTAGTGACAAGCGGGTCGTCTTCACGGCAGCAATAGCGTCTGCTGTCGCCTACGGCGCGCTCGCGTCATTCTTCGTGGCCCACGGCGGGTTGGAAAGCACCACAATCTATTTGACGATCCTCGGCCTGTTCATCGTTCTTCCGATTGTCGGGTTCGCGATGAAATCGCTGTCCCCTCAATTGGGCGACTACGCACGCGGGATAATGCTGTCCCCGCTACCGGGTGCCATCACGTACCTGTTGGGCATATTTTGGGTGGCGATCACATGAACCGATACCTGACTATTGCCGGTCTACTGGCCGGGTCTGCCGCTTTCTCCCTGGCGGTCTACCTCTACATGTTCACGCCGGTACTTCTCGTGCTAGTCGGCATAGGAACTTACATACCACCGAAGTCCCGACCCTTCTCGATCGGGGTGCTGGCCGCCGCGGCGGGATCTGTGGTGTTCATTCTAGTACTGGCTATCGGGCAGTCCATAGTGCCATCCGGGACGACCACCTACGGCCCCGGCTACTCGCAGTAGCGAACGCCGAAAAGTGCCCCCGCTCAGTATGTTTGAGCGGGGGCATGTTTGGGCAAGCTGTCTAACTCCGGGTCGGGGGCTACACCTCGTCGACGAGTTCCGGTGGTAGCGGTGGTGGTGCCTGTCCGGGTGCGTGGTGCATGGCCCAGCCCATCCATTCGCGGATGTGTCGGACAGCTGCGCGGAGTTTGGTGCGGAACTCGTTGCGCTCCTTTTCGACTACGGCGAGTCGGGCCTCGAGGTCGCGCACTTTTCGTGATGTGAGTGCTTGCCATCCGGCAAGGATGACTCCGAATGCGCCGCCGATAGCTTGGATCAGTTCGGGGTTCATTCGGCCGGCCCGTCCGACCCGCCGCCGCGGATGTCTTGGGCGAGTTTGAGGCCGGGCAGGCCCGAACCGATAAGGCCGGCGATGGAGATCACCCATTGCAGTCCGCTGGAGGCATCCATTTTCCCGGAGATGACCATGGCTACGGTCCCGCCAAAAACGACGATGAACATGACCGCATAGACGATGAGACGTGTGGTGTCGTTTTGCGGCACTGGGTTGGGCATGACGGGTCCTCTCGGGGTTGTGGATAACAGGGTTTGGGCAGTTCAGGGGGAGTTTTTTCGATGGCGCCATGGATGGGGAGCGCTACGGTGTAGGGAGTCCCTGCGCGCTCTCCTCGCGCGGGGGCGAGGCTAGGGGAGTTTCCAGGCGGTCCAGGCCGGTGGGCCGTCGTTCCACCATGAGACAGTGCCGGGAACTGTGAATACTGTTGCGGTGGCGACTTTCTCGGTGATGATCTGCGCTGCGCAGTCCACGGCAGTCAGGCCACGCCAGAAGGTCTCGGGCTGGTCGTGGTAGTGGTAGTGCGCGTTGGTCTGTACGAATTTGATTGCGGCGGCGATGGTTTGGATGATCTGCGGCAGTAGCGCGAACAGTTTCATCACATCGAGTATCTGACCGCCGACCTGGTTGGCCGGCCCTGTGGTGACCAGGGATGCCACCGCCGAGAGTGCACCCGCCCCGGGGAGCGCCGAAGCCACCAACCCGAGTAGCTGGCCGCCAACCGTCGAGACGAACAGGTTGAACAGATAGGCCGCGAAGTCGAGCGAGATTTCCATGCGGGTGAGGATCTGGTACAGCCACGGCAGCAGCCCAACGGCGTTGGGGTACATGTCGCCGTCGTGGGTGAACTGGTAGGTGATCGGGACTGCCCAGTCGGGGCCGAACACCCCGGAGATGCCTTGGCCGCCTGGGTCGTTGCCGAGCAGGGTTGGGCCGGGTCGTCGTGATGGGCCACCGAAACCGATGATGAGCTTGATTTCGTCGCGCCGATCCTCGGGCCATTGCAGCAGCGCCGTGTTCACCACGTCATCGCCCATGCTGTAGCCGATCCAGATCTTCGGCACCCCGACCATGGGCAGCGCCAGCCGTAACAGCTCGGCGCTGCCTTCGGTGCGGGCATCGACGTAGGAGTGGGTGGGATCGCCCATCAGGAACGCATCGGTGGAGAACCCGACGCCCTGCTGCACGAACCGCTTCGCCGGCGCCTTGGGAGCTGCGAGCACGACGCCAAGCCGGGTCTTGCAGACGTAGGTCAGTACCCCGGGCTTGCTGTTGTATTTCCCGTCCTCGGTGGCGGCCAGGTATTCCTGCATGTTCCGCAGTGCGCGGTCGGTGGCCGGGTCGAAAACACCCGATTCGATGACACCGAGGTTGTGTGCATCCGAGCGGCCCGGGTAGGCGAACAGCAGCCGGTGCTGTAGCTTGCGGATCTCATCGGTCGGCCCCATGGGCGGATCGGCCAGTTGCGGCTGTTGCCAGGTCATCACGCACCGACCTTCCGCATGAGGGCGGCCAGGCCGGCGCGCAGCGTGCGGCGCTGCCCCTGCGCGTTGCGTCCAAGGTCGCCGTCCTCGCCCCACTGGTCGAGACCGGCCCCGAGCTGCGTGCGGATCTCGCGGACATCGAGGGCGATGGCCTCGTGCAGCTCGCGGTCGCTGTAGTCCTTCGGGTATTGCTTGCCCGTCGTCGGTGGCGCGGTCTGCCCACCGCCCGCCCAGAACGTGACGCGTTCAGCGAAGTAGTCCCAGGGGAACCCGTCGCCGACATCGGTGTGGGTGCCGTCGCCGAGCACCTTGGTCACGTAGCGGTGATCGCTGATACCGGGTATGCGGCCGGTGTACGGGGGCGCGATGACCTTGGCGGGGATGTCGTACTTTTCGCAGTCCTGAACCGCCAGGTAGGCAGCGACGTCGATCGCGTTGCCGAACCGGGTGAGCCACTGCTCGCGTGTCCATGTGGCCGATGTTCCGGCGAACACGTAGTTGATGCTGCGGTTGTTTGCCGATAGCACCGACCATGCGGCGTCGTCGGTGTCGACGTTGTCGACGACCGTCACACCACCGTCGGAGGCCTGACTGATCGCGTTGTGATAGGACACCTGTGCCGCACCGCTCTGGTACCACTTCGACAGCGCCTCGGCGGCGTCGTCGCGGCCTATGAATCCCTCACTGGTGTGTACGAATACGGCATCGATAGTGACGCCGCTGCGGCCGTTGTAGTGGTTCTCTGACCAGATCGCAAATTCGTTGAACGCAGGGCGATTGTCGGTGGTGGGCACGGTTCCTCCTGTGGGCCAGTACCTGTCCAGGTATGGGGTAACGGTGGCGATGCGGGACTTGATTTCGGTGAGGTAGGCGCGACGGCCGTGCTCGTACCAGTACTGCGCGCTGGGCCAGTTCGGGCGCTGTTGCATCCACGCGATGTTGAGCCAGATGTCCGAGCTCGCCCCGGGCTTGTGCAGCCAGATGTCGAGTTTGTCGAAGAACCCTTTGATCTGTGCCGCTGCGCCCTTGAATCGGTCTGGGTAGCTGGCATCTTGTTGTGCGACACCGAATGTGGTGTATGTCGAGTCCCATACCGTCTCGTCCCATTCGGATTCTTGGTAGAGCGTGGACTTCACGGCAAGGCACTCGTCGCGGGTGTATCCGCGCGCCTTGGCTTCGGCGACGATGAGTTGGGCTACTTGGCCTTTGGTGGTCATAGTCACCACCCGAACCGGCCGCGTGTGATACGGGGGTCGTGCGGCCGCTCGCCGGGTGCAAAGCGGGTTACGACAACGAATGTCGCAATTCCGGTGGCCCCGGCGAGCGCCAGGCATAGCGCGATGACCCTTACTACAGGCATTAGAGTCGGCCAATCTTGCCAGCGCCGTCGTCCCATTTGATGTTGATGTCGCCGCCGTTGGGCGTCACGGGCAGCCCCGATGCGGTGTCTAGGTAGAAGATCAGCCGGGAGGTTCCTACCGTGCCGGTGTCTTTGAAGATCACGACCGCTTCGCCGCTGAGACCGGTCACTCCGGGCCATGAAGAATCATTGGCGTCGAGCACGCCGAGGACGTTCGCCTTGCCGGTGAGCGCGGCCGAGGTGGCGATACGAGCACCGGAGGGGATATCCGAGAGGAATTCGTGGGTGGCCGCGTTCAGGGTGTAGCCGCCGGTGTCCACCAGAACGACCTTGATGGTGTCGGCAAGCCAGTTGATTTGCGCGTTGCCGAATGCCTCATATGCCTTGTCGTACATGATGTTTGCCATTTGGATATTTCTCTCTTTCTGGTTGTGTCAACCGAGCACGACGGCTGCCGCGCCCCAGTTCACGGAGGTGTTGGCGATGGTGAAAGTTGTTGATTCGTCGGCAACATTGACAGTCATGAAGACCTGGCCGGCCGCGGGCGTCAGCCACAAAGCCGCGCCGCCCGCGGTCCCGGTCGCCGCTGCGCTGGTGATGAATATCTGCACGATCAGTTGGTCGGCTGCGCAGGTGACGGACTGTGTGGGTTGCGATGAGGTCGCCGAGGTCTTGGTCACGGTGCCCGAAGGCGCGGTAACCCCGGATACGGCCAATCCGAAGGCACGCCACCAGTTGCCGCCGGTGGCCGTCACAGAGACTGTCTTGGCGCCGGCCGAGGCCATCGCCGCGGCGCTGCGGTAGATCTTGATGAATCCCGTCGCCGATCCGGCATTCCAGGTCAGGGTGTCCATCAACGTCATGGCGGTGCCTGCGCAGGTGACCGCGGATGGATCGCCTGGCCCGGTTTGTCCGACGATCGCGTAGACGTAATCGCCGACTGTGGTGTAGACGTCGAATGTCTTGGTGCCGTTGATGCCGTCGGCGTCCGTGCCGGTGCTGTATTTCGGGATAGGCCCGGTGGGGGCTACCGCGCACAGGGGGACGCCGAGTGCGGCCCAGTCGCGGGTCGCGCTGAGCGTGCCGCCGAATGTTGTGGCCGCGTCGGCGTCACGCACCGATTGGGTCAAGAACCTCACGTTGTCGAGGTAGCGGCTGGTGCCGCCGGTGAGCGCCGACAAGGTGGTGCTGTTCTGGCCGGGGGTGAACGCGTGCACGGTGCGCCCGTTGAGCGGCACGGTGACGGGCAGGGAGAATGATGTTCCGTTGCCGACAGCGGATTTCGCGGGCCGGAATCCTTGCGCGCCGGCGTAGGACACGGCGACGGCCTGTCCCCAGCTCGAACCGGTCTTGTTGATATTGATCGTCGCGCTGCCGGCGGCGACGTTCCTGATGAGGTAGGCCGCGATCAACACGCCGTTGGACAGGGCTTGCCCGCCACAGATCATCGGCAGGTTGCTTGCCCCGTAGGTCGCCGATGAGACCGCCCCGGAGCCCAGCGAGTAGAACACCAGCACGTCATCACCAGCGTTCGGTGAAATGGTGCACGTGGTCGGCGAGCTGGTTGTCTCGGTGCCTACGCCTTGGGTGTTGTAGTTGACCGAGGCGGGCTGAGTGATCGTTGGGGTACCGACCGCTACGCGCGAGGGAACGCTTGTGGGCGCGATCGTGACCGGTCCTGGTGTCAGTGTCGGGGTGCCGACAGCGGCACGCGAGGGCACGGCGGTCGGCTTGACGATGTAAGCAACGCTCGGGGTGCCCACCGCGGCGCGGGAGGGGACGGCGGCGGGTTTGATGACCTGCGCCAGGCTCGGGGTACCGACCGCCACACGCGAGGGCACGGCGGTCGGGGCGATAGTGACGGGCCCGACGGTGACAGTTGGGGTGCCTACCGCGGCCCGTGACGGGACGCTGGCCGGGGCGACGACCGCAATCAAGCTCGGGGTACCGACCGCGACGCGTGACGCAACGCTCGTGGGCCGGATGTCTTGCGGCCAGGTGATCGTCGGGGTGCCCACCGCTACCCGCGATGGGACGCTTGTGGGTCGGATCGTCAGTGGCCCTGTGGTGATCGTCGGGGTACCGACTGCGACGCGCGACGGAACACTGGTGGGTGTGATGCGGAATCGGCCGTACCATTTGCCGCCGGTGCGTGCAGTTGTTGTGGTCATCACGCCGTCCTTATCGCGCAGAAGCCAGCCCCGCCCGGACGGCCTGCCCGCGCGTTGCCGCCGACACCGCCGTCACCGCCACCACCACCGCCACCGGGGCTGTTGCCGTTGGTATCTTTCGGTGCCGCCAAGCCGCCGACGAACAGGCGCCCGAAGAACGGGTAATTAACCTGTGCCTCGCCGACGGGATCGCGGTTGAAGAACCCGCCGTAGGCCAGGCGCCCGCCGTTGCCGCCGGGAATGTTCAACAGGACGGTGCCTGGCGCGGTCGACAGCCGCACAATCAACGCCTCACCGGGGCTGCCGTTGGTTTCCCGGCTCGGCGAGCCCGCGCCCGGTGCCGGAACGTACACATCCAAACCGGGCACGTCCCAGGGAATCCCGACACCGCGCTCCAGACTCAGCGCCGACCAGGTGCCGCGCCGGCCGCCCTCGCCTGGCTTGTCCCAGCCGCCGTCGCCACCGCCGCCGCCACCACCGGCGCTGGAGCCCGCGATGTAGACGTACCGTGACTCGGCGCCGAACAGGTAGGTGTACCAGCCCGGCGCGGTGTAGTCCGTCCACGGTGAATCCAACAGGGTCTCTCCGAGTGCACCCCACGCCGGCGCGGACTCCGACCGCACGATCGCCCCCGAGATGGTTTCGGGCAGACCGGAACCGGTGTTGTTCTTCTCGGTGATGTAGGTCGGGACCGGCTGCACCACCTCGGTCACCTGTAGCAGCGAGGGTGTGGTGAACATCTGCCCAGCGGTGCCGCCAACCTGGCGTACGGCCAGATACACGGTTTCGCCGCGGCCGACTGACACGCCGCCGGGAATGGCGAATGTCTGCACTTTCGAGGCGGTCAGCGCGGACTTCATATCGCCGAGATAGACCGCCCGGGTGAGTGTTCCGTTGTATTCGATCTTGTACACCCCGACGTAGAGGTTGGTCATCGCGTTGCCGACCAGCCCGAACTTGAGGGCCTTGTAGACGCGATCGGTGTCCGGGGTGATCGGAATGTAGGTGATGTCCCCCAACGCCGGGGTGAACATCGTTTGCGCCATCGCGATCGGGAAGGACACGTCGTCGTGGGTGCCGGTCGACATCCAGCGGGGGCTGCGACGTGGCCGGATCACCATCGAGGATGCGAACTGCGCCGCAGCGTTCGCGTCGCTGGCGACCGCGGTGACATGTGCCGAAGCGGCCTTGACATCATCGGGGGTCTTGCCGGTGGCGTTGGCACCAAAAACCCCGTTCCAGAACGCATCCCAGCCGTTCTGCACATCCCTGGCGAAATCCTGCCCGCCCTCGACGATGCTCTTAAGCAAGTCGGGCGCCATCTTGTTCGCCATATAGCTCGAGATATTCGAGAACCACACATCGCCGGACAATGCCCCGGCATCGAGCGTCACCATCGTTGCCGCGCGCGCAACCCCCTCGGGCACAACCCAATCAGTAGTTGGTATGACCTGCCACGGCGCCGACGCGGTACCGGGTTGAACCTGTCCGGTGATGACATCGGGCAGGGCGTTACCGGCGGCGTCCCATGCTACGAACCCGACCTTGATCGGATTCGAACCTGGCGCGGCGGTTACGCCCGACCACTTCGTTGCCGCCGGCAGCTTCACTACTTGCTTGGGGGCTACATCGAAAATTTCGCCGCGCACCGATTGCCACGTCCCGTCGGCCGTCATCTTCCCGGAGAATCCCGAGTCTTTGCCTGGCGTATTCGGGTCCCAATGCAGGAACGGGTTGTCGGCGATGGCACCTGGATTCAAGAACTGGCCAGCGCCTTGAATCAGATCCTCGATCACATCGGCGATCCACGACACCGGGATTACGCCCTTAAAGAACTGACTGGCCGCCTTGGCTATGGCAGCAAACAGATCCTCCCAACCCTCTTCAATCTCTTCTAGAGTGGGCCAGCCAACGTCCTGTCCAGAGGCGAGCTGGAGCAGGCGGCGTATCGGCATGAAGATCTGTTGAATCGCCAGCAGCGTTTCGTCGTCGCCGTCGTAGGTGCCCATGATCGCCTCGGCCAAACCAACAAACTGTCCGATGACGGGCAGGCTTTCGATGAAGTCGACCAGTAGGCCGGGCAGGTCTTCGGGGCCCTGGATGTCGTTCGGGTCGGCGTTGGCGACGTGGGAATTGAATCCGGCGAACAGCTTGGTCAGTATCCCGAACGGCGAGAGGTCTTGCAGCGGGTCACCGCCGGTGGAGCTGTGGAACGTGCCGGGCATGCGTTCGGCGGCGCGGTTGCGCATCGTCGCGGGCGTCAAGTCCTGTAGCTTCTCGGCCAGGGTCTCGACTGTCAGTGCGCCAACGGGAAGGTTGGGCACACCGCCGGGGGTGGTCACCGCCGCACCGCCCGGGCTGCCTTGGGTATGCGCTTGGGGCACTTGGGCGCGGTGGCGGTCATCTCCACATGCGGATCGGCTTCGGTGTGCTGGGGTTGCTCGGGCAGCTTGATCGATTCCTGGCGTACCCCATCGGTGATCCAGGCCGGCGCGTGCACCGCGGTGGGGTCGACATGCTCGGTCTGGCGGATTCCGAGTGCTACCAGCTGGGCCGACAAGTCAGCGACCCACGGTTGCAACACATGCAGCGGCATTTCCGTCGCGGTCAGCAATGCCGAGGCCAGCGCGCCACCAACAGCCTTGGTCTGCGCGTCGATGTCGTCGGCGGCCGGGATCTTCTTCGGGATGAACTCGGACTCGACAACCTTGTCGGCCAGCGCTTTTGCCTCTTCGGGCGAGATACCCTCTGTCACCACAGTCCTATCTGTTGTAGGCCGCTCATGGTGCGGCTCATCAGTTCGGCCATGCGCTCGATCGCGTCCTTTTCCTGGCGGGTGTCCCCGAAGGTGCCCTCGACCGTCAACGGCCGGTGCTCACCCCAATTGATGTCCAGAGACCGGCAGCGGCGCACGAACACCCGCGGCATCAGGTACTTGCTGGTGCCGCCGACACGATCGCCCAGCCACCAATGCCCGAAACCGTTGTCCCCGATCAGCCACGGCGAGGCGTTGGCGACGGTCAGGTTGAATGAGGTGTCAGGGTCGGTCTCACGCCGGCGCCTGCGCAGGTCCATCACGCTCGCCGCGGTGAATGCCTGGGTGACGTTGGTGCTGGTGGTCTCCAGGTAATGACCCCACCCCTGACGGCTTGTCCGCAGTAGCAGCGGAACCGACATGTGCGCCAGGATCGAATCTCGGTAGATCGGGTTGAGGAACGAATCGATCGCACCGCCGAGGGAGCCGACCGACACCGTGAACCCGACGCCCGCGCTGATCGCCGCCGAAATGTTGTCGCCGAGCACATCGCCGCCGTATTGGATTGCGGCACTTATCAGTTCGTTGACACCTGGCATGGACTGGCCGCCCACGGTAATGCGACCCGCACCACCGGGCGAACGCGAGAAGTTCGATGTTTGAATGCCGGTGATATCGCCGTCCCGGTACACCACGTAGGGGTGCGCGGCCTGCGTGCCGAGGATGCCGGGCAGCCGGTAGCCGGTCTCGTCGATGGTCTCCCCGGTGAACAGGTTGTAGCTGTCCTCGACGTGGTTGGACAGCACATCGGCGATTGTTCGGGTCAGGCCCGTGGCCAGGTTGCCGCCGATGGATGTGCCGGTGCGGAACCCTGACTTGTCGACGATGCGGACGAACAGGGTGCCGTTGCGCCAGTTGGTGCCTGCGCCAGGCCACGGTTCGGGGTCGCCGGTCTTCCAGCGCCTCAGATCCCATTGCAGCTCTGCGTCTTCCATGATCGGCGCGGCCACGTCGAAGATCGATGTCTTGATGCTGCCGACGACCAGCGACAGCGGGGCCACCGAATCGCCGAACGTGCGTGGCACGATGACGATTTGCGACTGCTGCCAGATGTTGAGGAATGTGTCGACCAGCTCGGGAATGTTCCAGTTGGCCGGGTCGAGCAGTTTGAACAGGGTGCCGATGTCAATGTTGGTCAGCTGCAACCGAAGTAGATTCGCCGCCATTGTCAGCAAGATCCCGTGATCAGCCTGCGCGAGCAGCATCCACGCCTTCGGCTGCTGGATTAGTGACAACGGTAGGAACGGATTGCCCGCTGTATGAACGAATTTCAGCTCTTCGATATCGTCCAGAAAGTCGATGACCACCACGTCTCCGGTGGCCCCACGCTCAATATGCACACCGTCTTTGGCCTTCATCCGGCCGCCGATGCGGGCGCCCATGGTCTCGACGATCACGTGGATATTGCTGGTGCCGCGCGCCTCTTCGTCGAGCGCCCAGAACGCCGGCCACGTACCCCGGCGGTCGTCGAGATCGATCGGTAGGCGCAGCGAAATGGTCCCGGTCTGGTTGACGATCGGATTGACCCGCCCGCCCAGTTCGCCGCGCACCGTGCCGCGATAGACCCAATCGCCGTCGTAAAGCTCGATGTGCGGCGGGTCGTAGGCGCGCTCAATGCGGTACTCGCGCACCTCCCGTGCCCACGCCGCGAAGTCGTCGTGATCGGTGCCGGTGAACGGCTCAGCGAACGTCGCGACGGTCATGCTTGGTGCCCGTCGCAGCCGTGGAAGGTACCGACGTGGATCGGCGCACTGTCACCGACCAGCGCGTATAGCGCCACCTCGTACCGGCTTGGCAGTAGGCAGATTTCGCACCACAGTCCGGTTTCGGGTGTGCCGGGCACAAGGTGCAAGGCGACCGCGTTGACCCTCACGCCTCAAGTCCGCTTTCTGCCGACCAGAAACGACGCTGCCGCAAGGTGGCCTTCGCTCCCGAGGGGCCCTGGCACACGACCGGCACCACCACCGGATCATCGGCGGTGCCGGTGTACTGGGGCACCGGGTAGAGCGGTTCCACCCCGTTGAACAGGCCCGCCGCATTCGACAGATCGGCGCTGAGGTAGGTGTCCATAAACGGGTCAGACATCACGGACAGCATCTGGGTCAGCTGTGGAGTGACGATCATTCGTGCCGCGTCGGCGCCCACCGGGCGGTTCCACTTACGTTCCTGCCCGAACGCGAAGTCTGGGAACTGCCACTGAATGGCGGGGTCGAGTTCCCATTCGGGCCAGAGGTCTTGATCAGTGGGGTTCCATACGTCGAAATACCCGGTGTTCGGGTTGGTCACCACGCGGGCGATGTGGATGCCCGCCGTGGACTTCCCGGTGAACAACGCGACTAGGAATCCATTCAGCGGCCCGGTCATGAAGGACAGCGCGAACCCGAACAATGTGGCGGTCACCGTGACCCCACCGGTGCCGATGTTGGAAAGCTGCTCGATGGCTTGCCGTAGCGTCGAGGCTGACGAAGTGAATGCGATGGGCGCAGTAGTCTGGCCGCCGATGGTGATCGTGTAGGACAGGGTGCCCAGGGTGATGGAGAACGACAGCGGCGCAAGTGATGTCCCATCAACCGTGAGCATTCCGGGGCAGGTTGCCGGTGTGCGAACGGTCCAGCGACCGGGATCGCCGGTCACGGTGACATTTCCGGCCCCGATGGTTGACAGCGCCTCCAGTGCGGCTTGCACGGTTGCGGCGTCAGCGTCGTATGGAATCGGCTCGGTGAGGACGGCCGCACCGGCAGGGCCGTACCCCAGCTTGAAGGTTCCAGATGTGGCAGCGAGATAGACGGTGAAGTTGCCCGGATTGACCCAATCGGCAACATCCTCGGCGCCCTCGTACATCGGGTTGTAGGCGTTCGCGGACACCACCGCGTGATAGACCTTGTCGATATCAGCGTCGAAACCATCCTCAGTCGTGTACTGAATCTCCTTGGCCAGCTTCAAATACAGGAAACGCGGGCCCGAAGGTCCGTCCCATGTGCACTTGACCTTGCGCAGGTTGTACGGAGTGCCCCAGAGCTTTTGAAACCGAGGGCGGGACGCTGGGGTCAGCCAGAACGGCAGAATCGGATTGCGGATCGGTACCTCTTCGCCGACCGGCCGCCCGCCGGGCTGGAATGCTCCCGACTGGGTGCGCATCGTAAACCCGGTGTCGTACATACCCTTCGGATCAGTGTCGAGCACGATGTCATCGAGCAGGTACTCATCGTTGGGTGCGGACACCACCACCGAGTCACCGTTGGACGATTCCAGCGTGATCGTCGCGACCGCCATCAGTACCTATCCAATCTCGCTGCCGCAATTTCGTTTTTCCTGCGATCCCACATCGCTACCGCGTCAGTGGTGTCGAACGCGCTGATCGTGGTGTTGAACACCGGCCCCGGCCGTGCCCCGGCCTGCGTGCCGTGAGCCGCCCCCGCGGGAAGCGCTGCGGGCGCCGGCACAGCGGCCGACGCGGCAATGGGGGTCGCGCCGCCGAATCTGGCGCCGGGGCCTGCTCCCTCGGGTGCGCCGCCAAGGCCACCACCGGAACCGCCACCACCGACGGATATGCCGCTGACGAATTGAGAGATTCCCTTGAGCCAGCCCGGCGAATCGCCAACACCGAGCACTCCGAGCGCCGAGGACACCTGTCCGCCGACCGCCGCGGCAGCTGCGTTGCCGAACTCGAATGTGCGCTCTGGCTGACCGGGCACCTGCGTTGTGACGCCCATACCGGCCAGCCCGATCCCCGAGAGCCCGGAGAGGGATGACGGCAGATTGAACCCGCCGCCGGTGGACGACGAGCCACCACCCGGCGCGGCAGCGCTCACCGCCTCCGCGCCAAGGGAACCGCCGGGAGCATCACCGACTGGCGGGCCGGAAGCCTTAGTCCCAGCGTTAACCGCCGCGGCGGTCTTGGACTGCAGCGACCCGAGAAGGCCATTGGCGATACCTGGACCCGAGAAGATGTGCACGTGATCCATATGGTTATCGGTCGGCGAGCCCCGATCCTCCATGTCGTACCCGCCACCACCCGGGTAGTACAGGTGTTGGCGCCAGATCGCCCACTTCAGATCGATAGCCGCGGCATTCGATAACACGAAGTCCTTGACCGCATCACCCTTGGCCTTGTCGTTGCCAACCATTACATCCAGGGCACGGCCTGTTGAGTGCTCGTTGAATTTGCCGTCGGGAGAACGATATCCGCCGATGCCGCCGGACGGTCTGAACTGCTGCGAGATGATGTCACTGAGTTCGGCAGTGCCCTTGACCAACCCGCCCTGTGCATATCCGGGCAACTTGCCCTGGTTGTTCAGGTAGTCCAGCAGGCCGGGGTAGGCATTCTCAATCCCCTTGCGCGACTTGGACTTGATCACGAACTCGTCGCCGTGAACCACGCCCGCGATCTGCTGGGCCGGCACGTTGCCGGTGTAGCCGCCACCGTCGAACTTGGGCATGTGTGGTATCGCGCTGATCTTGGTGCCACCGACCTCGATAGACAGCGTGTCGGCGACCGCATTCCACTTATCGCCGATCCAGTTGAGCACCGCCACCAGGCCGTTCTTAAGCCCGTCCCACATACCCTTGGCCGCGTTGGTGATAGCACCCGGCAGTCCTTTGACGAAATCGACTATCGCCGTGAACTTCTCCTTGACGCCAGTCCAGACCTCGCCAGCCTTGGTGACCAGCCAACTCCAGCCCTCGCCGATGCCTTCCCACACCCGCTTGAGCAGCGGCCATGCGGTGTCCATAAACCATTTCACGACCGCCTCGGCGGCAACCTTGATCGCCGCCCAGGCGGCGTCAACGATCTTGCGGAAGGTTTCAGAGTGGTTGTACGCGTAGATGATTCCAGCTGCCAATGCGGCAATAGCCGTCACCACCAAGCCAATGGGGTTGGCAGTCATCGCTAGGTTCCACAACCGTTGCGCAGCAGCAGCGGCCTTGGTGCCCAACGCGATCGCGTTCGCCCCAGCAGAGGCCAGCACCGCGGCAGCGTTCATCCCCTCCAGCAGTGGGGTTGCCGTGCCCAGGGCGTTGTTCAGTGTGTCGATCGCCCCTGCACCCCAGGCGTCGTCCCCGCCGATCAGTTCCTTGGTGGTGGTCAGCGCATTGCCGACTTCACTGATCCTGCCGGTGATCGAGCCGGTGACGGCGGTGATCTTGTCGGACGCCTTGGATAGGCCTCCAGAGAGCGAATTACCCAGCCGGACAGCAATATCGGCGCCGACGTTGGCCTTGTCCACCGCGCCAACAAGGCTGTGCTTGATGGACTCACCGGCCTTGGTGTAGTTGCCTTTGCTGACCTTATCGAGGATCGCCGTCACGATCGCCGCGCCGGTGCCCGCGCCCACCACTGACCCCAGGCCCGGTAGAGCGCTACGCAGCACGTTGCCGACGGTTCCACCGATGCCGCCCATTCCGGTCGGGATGGTGTTGGCGATCTGCTCGCCGATGGCGCGGCCCGCCCGCGCGCCCGCCTCCGCGCCCGCGTTGACCATCGCCGCGGATTCGATTTTCGGGGTGACCTTGACATCGCCGGTGTGCTTTTCGACCGTCTCTTTGGCCTGCTTGCCGGCGGTCTCCGCGGCGGGCTGGTCGACCTTGGGCTTGACCGCAACATCGGTGGTCTGCTTCTCGATGGTGTCCTTGACCTGCTTGCCCGCGGTGTCGGCGGCCTTCTGATCAACCTTGGGCGTGATAGAGACGTTGACGACCTTGCCGTCAATCTGCTGGTCGATCGCCTCGGTCACGCCCCGCAGTGCCGGGATGATCTGGAGTGTCGCGTACCCGATGGTCGTCACGTATGTATCACCTCCACAACAGGTTTCATGAACGTCTCCGGTCAGACTTGCGTTTCAGGTAGCGCTCCTTGAGCGCCCGCTTGTGCTCGGATTTCTCATTTGCCGCCATCTCGGCACGTACCGGATGGTCGATGTTCTCGGGCACCTTGTCCGGGTCGCCCAGCAGCTTGACCAGCACCGCCCAGATGTCGGCGAGCAGATGCTCGATGGTTGTCCATTTGGGGCGACCGCCGTTGAGCGCGGTCACCAACCGCGATCGCAGCGGCAGCTGACGAATCAGCACGCCCAGACGGCGGACAGAGAGGGTGCCGCGGTACAAATCGGTCAGTTCGAGTCCGTTGTAGTACTGCGCTAGGTCGGCCTCTATCTCATCGCCATGCTCGGCGAGCAGGCGAAAGAGGCTAACTAGTTTCCCAGCACTTCACCTATCTTGTCGCTGGCCTGCTCGAAATCTTCGATGGTGGGGTTCTTTGCCAGGAATGCCGACCACTGTTCGGCGCCCAGCAGCTCCCGTAGGCCCATCGTCGGAATCATCTGCTTGGGCTCGATGGGCGTCAGATCATCGTTGAGGCCCTGATAGCGCAGGACGGCCTTCATGGGGAGGTTCTTGGTCGGGAATCGCAGTGTCACGCCGCACTGCTCGATGGTGGCGAATCCTTCTGCCTCGGCCTTGCGTGCCGCCGCGCTCTTCTTGGCTTTGCGGTCCTGCGGTTTGGGGGCATCGGCGGGAATGTTCTTACGTGGTGCGGTCATGTTCGACTCCTTGGCTACAGGGGAAAGGGGCCGACTCGCTGAGGTGGTGCCCCGCCCCGGGCGCGGGAGTCGGTTCGCGTCCGGGGCGAGTGCTTTTCGACTACGAGACGGTGACGGTGCCGCCGGTGCCGGCCGCAGAGATCGGGGTGATCGGGGCTGTGAACACCGCCACCAACGGGCCTCCCGAGGGCCCGGTCACGGTCACGCCGGGGCTGGGCAGCCCCTGCACGCTCGCGAGCGCGCGCAGGGCATTGCGGAGCGCCGTCGCGGTCTTGGTGGTGATAGCGGCCGTGGTGTCGGCGCCGGCGGTCACGGTGTACTCCGTGACACCAGAATCAATGGTGAACGTCTTGGTGACATCATCGGCGCTGGCATCGACGACCTCGAACGCGTCGCCGTTGGCATCGGCGGTGTGGTGCACCGTCAGCTCAGCCCATGACAACTCCCCATCGACGATGCCGCCATGGCCCTTGAGTTCAACCAGCGCCGGGCGCAGCTGCACCCACACCGTGGCCCGATCCTCATCGACGAACCGATACAGCAGGTACGCCTGAATGTCCTTGGGGATACCGATCTTGTTGCTGGCCGAGCCAGGCAGCACGAATTTCCGAGTGACCGAATTCCATTCCAGCGCAGTGAAACCGCTCTTGAGCTTGCCCTTGCGGAACTTCACCCTAAACGCGGGGTGTCCGAACCCGTCGTATTCCTTGACCTCACCGGACGGATCGAGCGGGATGCCCTTCTTGTCATCGACAATGCCGACTTCCTCCCAGCCCATCGCCTCGAGCGCTTCGGCTGCGATAGTCGCGGTCTCGGGGATCATGGACGCGATGTCAGTCACGGCAGACTTGAGCACAATCCACACTTCGGCTTGGTCCGGGATCAGTGTGGCGTCGGGGTTTATTGCCATGGTTTCCCTCCTTCAAGGGCTCCAGAGCCCTTGCGGGCCAACAAGAAACCCCGCCAGATTTGACGGGGTTGATCGGTGCGCGTTCTGCGCGGTTATCGGGTGCGCGCTCGGGTGCGCACGGTGAACGAGATCAGGTCACCGCCGGTCTTGGAGTCGCGCGCCTCGAGGAACGCGGTGCCGGGCAGGATCGCGGCGAGGCCGGGAATCCGGGTGGTGAGCAAGCGGGGCATCGCGGCGTAGGTGTACTTCGTCTCGCGGCCCGATGTCCATGACGTGACGCGAATGGTGGGGTCGGTTGCCGCCGGCCACATGTCCAGCGTGCCGCCGTCATCGGCGACCAGCAGCACCGGGGGAGACCCGAGCGCCCAATTGGCCGGAAGCTCCAGACGCACCGACAGCTCAGGGAACCGCGCCGCCATGTCGGCCTTGAGCCGATCCTTGATTAGGCGTGCGACGTCGACCGGCTCACGCACCGCGGGTAGCGTCACCGGCCAGCCTTGCGTTGTGACCTCCGCGCAGCCACCCACGCCTCATTTGCATCGCCGGACGCCTTCGCCTCTGCGGGTGTCGCTTCCGGCCGCGCCTTGCGCCCCCTCCCGCGATTGCGCGTCTCCGTGGCGGGCTTGGGCCGCACCTCCAGCCCGGCCGCCGCGGCGGCGCGAGTGAGTACGCCATCCTTGGCTTGCATCTCGGCCGGCACGCTCACCGTCGCCGCGGCACGGTCGGTGGTGTAGATCGTGACCTTGGCGCCCTCGCCGATGTCGTCGGCAACCTGCTGCGCCAGATCATTGATCGCGCTGGCTGCCAGCTCCTTGAGTACTTCGGCGCCACCCTCTTGGTCCAGCACGAAGGCCATCAGCCTTGCCCCCGCGTGCACAGCACCTCTAAGCCGCCGAGGCCCGAGAGCATCCAGTCATTGACGATGATCGGAAAACGGTTGCCGCGCACTGTCAGTTCGTCGCTGTTGATCAGGTCGGTACCGGGGTAGAAGTAGACCGTGCACGCGATGTCCTCACCGCTGCGCGCTCGCTCTTGGCGGTGCCCTTGTCCGGATTGTGAGCCGCTGCCGGGTGCCACTGCGATGGCCGTCAGGGTGGTGTCGGTTGCCGGGGTCAGCTGACCGTTTTCGTCGCGGCCGGTGCCGCGGTGGCGGATCACCTGCTCGCTCACGGCTGCGGCTCCAATCGGTACAGGTCCAGGATCGAAAGCTCTGCCATGGAAAATGCCGACCCTGCAACGGTTTTCTCTTCGGCCCACCGGAACGGGCCGACCGCGATGGGCTTGCCGCCCGTGGGTGCCTGCGACGTACGGTCGACGTACGAGAGCACCGCGGACTCGAAGTCGGCAGCTTCGTCGAATCCGTGATCCATCGTCACCGTGATCGCACCCAGCTTGCTCGACCATGGCGCCCCGGACTTCTTGCGCACCAACCCGGTCTTGGACCACTCCAGGCTGCCGAGATTGAGGGTTACGCCATCCTCGACGACGCTGATCAACTCGACGACCCGGAGAGTCGGCAGCCGTAGCAGCGACCCCCCGGGCCCATCGAGTTCGACCTCATGCTCTTCTTTGACGGGGGTGACGTGCCAGCCGCACCAACGCTGCACCACGGCCAGTCCTGCCGCGAGGTTCCGCTCGGTCTCCGAATCATCAGCAACCAAGCGGCCTTTGGTGTACTCCGCCAGTGCGGCTGTATCGAGCACTGTTACGCCTGCTTGTCGGCCACAGCGGGCCGCGCCTTGTTCGTCGGAGCCTTGGCGGCCTTCGCCGCGGGCTTCTCGGCCGCCGGGAGCAAGCCGCGCCGCTCGGCGTCCTCGTCGTTGAGCAAGAGCGTGGTCTGCACGCCATTGACCACCACGTTGTATTTCTTCACCGGTCCTCCTTGAGGTGGAGCCGGGGACAGCCACGACGGACCATCCCCGGCCTCTACTCCGATCAGTGCCATTTAGGCGGTCAGATCCACCGACACGAACGCGGGCGGGCGGGTCACGCCGAACGCCACACGCTCTTCGCCGAGCACCGCGACCAGGTTGCGCACGAAGAAGTCTTCGTGCGAATCGGTCATGGTGACCGTGGTCTGCTCGCGGTCCCACAGGACGGCCTTCTTGTAGTCGCCGAGCAGGCCAGTACCTTCGGCCTGCGACTCGGACTCGATCACCGGGATACCCCACAGGGTGCGGTTGGTGATCGACTGGGGGCCGCCGTAGTAGTAGCGGTTCTCGCCGTCCTTGAGCAGGTCCAGCGCCTCGGCGTCCGCGGGGTTAAACACCCACGCGTTCGGGTTGACCCGGCCCACGTGGCGGGCCTTCGTCACGGCCTTGCGGGTCGTGGTGAAGAAGTCCGTGGTCCACGCCTGGGTCTGGATACCCGAGGTGTTGTTGATGCCGGCGATGTTCTCCCCGGACCCGGAGCCGTTGAGGATCTGATCCTCTTCCTTCTCGGCGACGTCCTTGCTCAGTTCGTCGTTGATCAGCCCCTCCAGCTGGGCAACGTCGGCCAAGGCGCGCTTGGTGATCGGCACCCACTCGGCGATCGTCTTGACGGTGGTCGAGACGATCTCGAATGCCCACGAGCCTTCGGGCTTGTAACCGCCTCCGGCGACGTTGACGGTCGGGCCCGCGGAGCCCGGAGCGGTCGGCCGTGCCGAGCTGGTCGCCTCAGGCACGACATCAGCGGCATTGGTGTGGCTGGTCTGCCGCACGAATTCCACCGTGTCGCTGCCGGTGCGGCGGG